GAACATGCTGGATGGAGTAATCGAGTTTTTAAACATGGTCTAAACTCAGCACCGTACTTGATGCCTGACAAGTTACCTGAGTATTTATTTGCTTATGATTATGCTGGTAAAATTGAAAGTTCGTTGAATGATAAAAGTAAACAATCGAATTATATGCATAACTTTGATGTATTCAAAAAAGAACTTACTGAGCAACCAATGTATAAACCATTTAAACCATGATTCAACACTTTATAAACTTCTTCGCTTTGGTTGGTGTGCTTAACACTGCCGCTTATATTTTCGTGATTGGTTACAGACTTAAAAAGAAATACTATGGTAATAATGTTCAAAGCGACATCGAGAAGCAGACCGATGCGCCTAAAGAAAACAATTGATTCGATTGTAAGTAATATGAGTGGTCAGACTGATTACTTCATTCAGATAAGCTTGGATGAAGATGATCCTACGCTTGCCGAATATTTTAAGTTGATTGGTCCCGAGCATGAGAAAATAATCGGTACATCAAAGAATAAGATTGATGCAATAAACCGAGATATGGATTTGGTTGATAGGTGGTGGGATATATTGGTCAATGTATCAGATGACCAGGTATTCATAAAGAAAGATTTTGATTTGGACATCATTGAAGCATTCAAAGATAATTTGGATTTATTTGTTCACTTCCCGGATGGAAACAGATATGACCTTGCCACCATGTCAATTATTGGTAGGAAATATTATGAACGTGATAAATATATTTATAATCCTGAATATATTACTGAGTGCTGTGATGATGAAGCACAAGAGGTTGCCAAGTTGAGATTGTGTTATAGATATGTTGGAACACATATTTTTAATCATGAACATCCAGCTTATTCAAAAGCGAATTGGGATTCTAACTATGCTATGAACATGACAGCTGATAAACAGTCAAAAGATAGAGATACTTTAAATAAACGTAGATTAATAAAATTTGATTTATGATTTTAAGTTTGCTTATTCCAACAATAGCTGACAGGCGAGAAATGTTTGAGAATATTTATTCAATTTTAAAAACTCAAATATTAAAAAATCAGAATAAAAACAAAATTGAAATATTAGTTGATAATTCAAATAATACTATTGGTGCAAAAAGAAACAATCTACTTGAAAAATCAAAAGGTGAATATATCGCTTTCATTGATGATGATGATGAGGTAAGTAGTGATTACATTGATAGTTTAATGAATTCAATTAAATCAAAACCTGACTGCGTTTCCTTACGTGGTGTTATTACATGGAACGGAAGCAATCCGGAACTGTTTGAGCATTCGGTTAAGTATACAGCTTATGCAACTACAACCAATGAAATAAAGTATGAACGTTACCCAAACCATTTGAATTGCATTAAATCGAGTATTGCCAAACAGTTTAAGTTTAAAGAAATAAACTTCGGAGAGGATACTGATTGGGCAACTCAAATATTTCAAAGCGGTTTATTGAAAAAAGAAGTTTACATTGATAAAGTATTGTATCACTATAAATACATAGTTAACAAATGAAAGTAATATCATATAGTTTATTCGGTTATGGCAAAGCAACTCCAGCGAACTGCTTTGAATTTAATTCTTATTTACGTGGTTTATGGATAAACATTAGACTGGCTCGTGTACTTTATCCGGATTGGAAAGTATTTGTAAATACTGATAATGAAACATGGAATCAGTTTGAGGATTTATTTAACATGATGAAAAGATTTAATGTTTCTTTTTATGTTAATGAATCTGCACCTTTATGTGAGGCGATGCTATGGAGAGTAAAGCCGATTTGGGTTGATGGTGTTACTCATGTTATTTGCAGAGATACTGATTCACCGTTAACATATCGTGAAGCGCAAATGGTACAAGAATGGATTGAAAGCCCGAAAGCATTACATGCAATTACCGATTCAATTAGCCATAACATACCAATGATGGGTGGAATGATTGGAATATCAAAATACATTAAAGATTATTTTATTGAATTTGATACATTAGTTCGTGGTTATAATTTGCATGATAAAGGACAAGATCAACATTTATTAAATGAAAGATTATATCCAAAGTTTGCAAGTCATGGTACTGATTCAATACTTCAGCATTACATTTTAGGAATGCCAAATACATTTTTAACTGGTTATAAAAATACTTGGAATGATGAGCCATTGCCAAATGTAAATGAAAAGTACAAACAGACTAATGATACTTGCGGTCATATCGGTGCAGCTGGTTGGTATGAAGCACCTATGTTAAAATTTCTTTGCGGATATGATGAATATAAAGAAGAGTATAAACAAATAGAATCAAAATATAAATCAATATTTTACTGGTATGAATAAATACGTAGTCATAAGCACAAACGATAATCCTGATTATTATCAATATGTTCCTTTTGTTATAAAGGCATGGAATCAATTAGGATGGAAAGTAATAACATTTTTAAGAGGCGATAAAAAGCTATTGAATAAATTAATCGATGGCGAAAATATATTTTATTTTTTAGATGGTAAAAGTAAATATAGGGATGAAACATTAGTTCAGGTTTCACGTTTATTTGGTGGTTGTTTAATTGAGAATGGTTTAATAATGACTGCCGATGGTGATATGATGCCATGCTCAGATTATTGGAAACCAAACGAAAACGAAGTAACATGTTATGGTCATGATTTAACTGGATATGGTCATTATCCAATTTGTTATATTTCAATGTCAGCAAATAAATGGCGTGATGTTATGGAGTGCAAAAGTGGAGATAATGTATTGAATGAAATTGAAAGTTTACTTGATAAATATCCACAAGCTGCAAGTGAGGATTGGTATGAATGGTGGCAAGTTGACCAAGACATCATTACAGAGAAATTAAAAAAAGAAACAGTTAATTCAATTCTTAGAGGCGGTGATAATAGATTTGGTTTGGCTAAAGGTCGGATTGATAGATTTAATTGGTCAGAAACTTTAAACGTAGAAAACCCGATAGATGCACACATGCCAAGACCATTTGATATTGAAGCAGCAAATAATATATTAATAAAAACTATACATGATTCACATATTAATTAGAACTTGCGAAAGAGATGATTATATTTCAAGACTTGCGAAAGAATCTTTTAAAGATATTTATCCTAATGCAAATATTACTTATCTTATTGAGGAAGGAAATTATATTTATTCAAATGATTGTAAACAGTTAATAAGACCTAAAGCTGATAATTTTGGCGGTCAACTTGGAGTTAAAGCATTAATGGAAAGTTTTAGGATTTACGGTAATGTAAATGATAATGATATAATTATTGTTTCAGATTCTGATATTATAGTTAAAAATAATTTTTTAAAATATTTTAATCATGATCATGGTGGAACAGGTGGATATGTAAATAATTTATTACATATATCAGGTCAAATGCAAATATTATCTTCAAACTTTTTTAATATTTTAAAAACACATGATAATAATATTGTAGATAAATACTATCCTGAATTAACTTCAGTTGCTGATGATACATACATTAGTTTAATATCAGATAAATTAAAACTAAAAAAAATATTATTAGATGGATGGATTCATCATAAATTCTATAATTATAATGGAAATATAAATTTTAAAAAAATAATCAATGAAATTAAACAAATTTATTAAAAACGTTCAAGGTTGGGATAACCATAGACCATTACTTTTTTGGGCATTAGAACAAACAAAAGAATCAAACTTGCCAATACTTGAAATGGGATGCGGTGAGGGTTCAACTCCATACTTAACAGAGTATTGCAAAAAAAATAAAAAGCATTTAATTAGTTATGACTATTCAAAAGAATGGGCAGAAAAATATAATGCTATTCATGTTACTGATTGGGATTCAATAAATCATGAACAATATTCAGTTATTTTAATTGACCATTCTCCGGGTGAGCGTAGATATATTGACATAGACAAATTAAAAGATAAATGTGAATACATGGTTATTCATGATACTGAGCCGGCTGCAACTGGTTACATGTATGATAAAATATGGAATTTATTTCATTATCGTAAGAATTTAAAAACAGAAGGGGCATGGGCAAGTATTGTAAGTAGAAAAAATGAAATACCACAAATAAACATTAAAGGTTTTAATATTGAATGACAACCAACCTATACATAATCTTAGCAGCCTTATGCTGGACACACTTTACCGGAATACCTCAACGGTTTAAATGGGCATTTAAAAAACGAAGTATAAAACCATTTGACTGTGAATTGTGCCTTAGCTTTTGGGGAGTGATGGCAAATGAGTTGTATCATGGTGAAGTGATTTACTTAGCTGTACTCAAAGGATTAACAGCTGGACTAATAGCAACGTTATTGTTTCACATTTTAAGATTAATTAAAATACTATGACAATAGAACAACGCAAACGACTTGAAGGATTCAAACATTATTTGATGGTGTATGACCAATTTAAAAGCATACTGCCACCAAACGAAACGATTAAACAACTAAGAGAATTGTATCATGACATTGGACATCCACCAACTGGTAATTGTGGCGGTTGCGTTCACATGATAATAGAAACATTAATAGACCATTTAAAAGAGGAGGGACTTTATGCTACCTGATAACTTCAAAGAGAAAATGATTCAAGCCTTAGAATTAAACTTAGGCAATGTTACAGCAAGTTGTAAGGCAATGAATATATCTAGGGATACGCATTACCGATGGATGAAAGAGGACAAAGAATATAGAAGGGCAGTAAAAGACATGGAGAATGCTGCTTTGGACTTTGCAGAAAGTTCATTGCTTAAGCAGATAGCAAAAGGCAATCCATTAGCGACAATATTCTTTTTAAAGTGCAAAGGCAAGAAGAGAGGCTACATAGAGCAAAACAATTTAGAGATACGAGGTAACATGTTATTTAGAGCAGACTTTGGCAAAAGCGATACTATACACACCACACGAGAAGCAGATGATGATTCACAACTCCATCAATTGGGGGAGTGAGAAGTATTACATTCTGAACATCGGTAGACAGTTGGCAAAACATTACTTGCCAGTAATCAATTACTTTATTGGGCATTGAACAATAAAGGCATTCGCTGTGCGTGGGTTTCACCTACGTATAAGCAATGTAAGAAAGTATTCGATGAGGTTTATAAAGCCTTTGCAAAAAGACCGGAGATTTACAAAACAGTTAACCGAAGTGAGTTATTACTTGAATATGCTTCAGGTAGTACCATTCAATTCTTTAGTGCTGAGAGATACGATAATATTCGTGGATTTACTTTTGAATATTTGGTTTGTGATGAATTTGCATTTATGAGTGAGCAGTCATGGACTGAGGTATTAAGAGCAACTGTACTTGTTAAGGGTAAAAAGGTTTTGCTTATTTCAACTCCAAAAGGTCGCAATCACTTTTATAAGCTTTATCAGTTGGATGGATATAATCCTCAGTACAAGTCATTCACCATGACTTCATACGATAATCCAATGATTAATCCAACTGAGATTGATGATGCTCGTTCTACGCTACCTGACCATGTGTTTAGACAGGAATACTTAGCTGAGTTTATTGATGGCGGTGCCGGGATGTTTAAGGATGTACAGATAAATCCTGAACCTGAACTAACCGGAAGATATTACGCTGGTATTGATATAGGAAGGGCAGATGATTATACGGTGTTGACTATCCTAAATAATAAAGCTGAAATGGTTTACTGTAACCGTTGGCGACACATGGACTGGTCAGAGATAGTGCGTGAAGTATCAAAAGAGTTAACAAAATACAATCCTGATACTTTGGTCGAGGTAAACTCAGTCGGTGATGCTGTTTGTGAAATGATCATGGATGCAAATAAAACAGTATATGTTGACAGCTTCGTAACCACATCCAAAAGCAAAAAGGACATTGTTGAAAATCTAATCGTAGCAAATCAAGATAAAACTTTGAAAGTATTGGATGTTGACTGGTTGCTTAAAGAAATGGAAGTATTCAGCTATGAGTACAATCCGAAAACACGAAGCGTTAAATATTCAGCACCATTTGGATTCCACGATGATGGTGTCATGAGTTTAGCGATTGCCTACGAAAGTTACCGAAGGGGTGAAAAATCTTTCTTAAATAGTACATTTAGATAGGGTACAAAACAAATCAATATAACACTTTAATTATGATGAACAGAAAATTGCCGAAAAGCTGGAATGATGTAACACTTAGACAACTCGTTGAAATTGAAAACATTAGAAACGACAAGTCAATAGATGGCGAACCGTATGCGGATATTGTTAGATCGTTGCTGACACTTTCTTTGTTTACTGGAATATCTTATGAAGATTATGAATCAATGCCGATTAATTCTTTAAAAGAAGATATTAAAAGCGTTGAATTTTTAAAGGAGTTACCATCTGAACAACCGAGAAAGTCATTTAAATGTGGGGGGTATAAATG